GGGCGTTTAATCTGTGATGATTTCCGAGAGCAGGGCTATATATCCCGCGATGTCCTGCAAGCTGTCAATGTGCTGCGGTGACGCTTTCAGGCGCGACATTTTTAAATCCACCATGCATAGGCAGACCTGAGCGGGCGTCACCTTGTGGCCTAGCGTGGCGCTCCAGCGGGCTGCCGTGTCGCCAAGGTTGGCCCTTGGGTCGCCATACACTTCGCCGCGCTCGCGCACGATAAGGGCAACCTGAGACAGGAAGTCGGCGGCTTTCATTTGACTTTCCTCAGCTTGCTGGGCTGCTCAATGCCGCAGCTAGGTTTAAACGGCCAGCCTGTCGAAGCGGCGGGGCTGGGGTGCGGGTAGCGCTGCGCCCAAACAAGGGTAACGTAATCCTCCAGAGTGCGCCCTTCTGCCAATTCCGCCAAGGCCGCGCGGGCTGTTGATTCGTGCTGCATGGTGTTTCCCTTATCGAATAAAGATTAGGACAAAAGACACAACGGCCAGCCAGAGCGCGAGCAGGCCTAGGCACCCGCTTAGTATTGTGAAGTCAGTTTTCATTGGGCTTTTCCAGCTTGTGCAAGGGGCGGGGGCGGCATATGTGGCAATCGTACCACAGCCGGTCTGCCGCATCCCACCGGGCCGTCGCGCCCTTGGGCAGCATGGTCCCGCACCTGCAGCGGATAGCGTGGGGGACGGGCTTTAGCTTGTTCATACCCGTCCCGTCTTTTCCGGGCTTGAGATGAACGCCTGATGTTCGGCCTCCCATTCGCGGTATTGCTCGTGTTCTTCCAGCGCGTCCATAACCTGCCTGCTGGCGTCTATCCATGCGCTATTGGGATGCAGGAAATATACGCCGCAATCGTTTAAACTATAGGCATCATATTCTATTGCCTCTAGCAATTCGGCCAGCGTGTTATACCAAGCCGCCTCGCCGTCTGGGTGGGTGACTATGTATATCATATGGCCCCCGCTATGGCATGAAGGAGGAACGCAAAGGCATACAGGGCGGCCATCAGGCCCGCCAGCATGGCGGCGGCAAGGGTCATGTGGGCCAAACGAAAGAGCCAGTTAGGGGTTCTGGGCGGTGGTTCATATAAAGGCATGGCGGTTCCTTTCATGGTGGCAGTATGGGGAGCGCGGTTAAACGCTCCCCGGCTTGGTTAGTATGCAGCAGCGCGAACGTTCTGCACAGACTTATAAGAACGCGGCGCTTTGGTCTTGCCGGTACCACGGTTTTTGACCTTTCCGCCGCCATTGCCCAACCGCTTGTTGGGGTTTGGCGCTTGGAACGTATAAACGCCCGGCTGGAACTTGCCGCCACGGTCGAAGGCGATGATCTCACTGCGCAGCGAGCTATGCACAAGGTACCGGGTCCACGTCTTTCCCGCCAGCAAATAAAGGCGCGAGAGATGAACACGAACGCCCTGTATCTTAAACTCACGCCCGCAAGCCTTAGCAACGGCGCAACAGCCGGGGTTCTTGCGCGTGGCAAGCTGACAATCCGCGCGAGTAACTTCAAGTTTAAGGGGCTTCTTCGCGTCAATAACTGGCAGGCCGTCAATCTGTTGGTTTTGCATTGTCATTCTCCTTTAATGTCCGCCCTTGCCGGAATGGCTTGGTGCGGTGCGGTTTCAGGCTAGGCTTTTCTTAATACAAGCTTGGCAGTCCACTTCCTCCAGCTTGTCGGAGGCCGTCATAAAGGCGTTTAGTTTCTCAATTATGGCCCTATATGTGTTGGGCTGGCTTTCAATCGGAAAGCCGCGCCGCTCACAGTATGTTGTTACCATGCCGGTATGGCGTTCCCATTTGATCCAATGGGTTCTCATTCGTCGGGCTGGTTGCTAAGTATGCCGCCAACAACACCGGGCATTTCATCGCTGATAAAGTGAACCAGTTTTGACAATTCTTGCCGCATACAAGGCGCGGAGCGAATAAGCTTGGCAATATCCTTATGCAAGCCGGGCGCAATGCGGCAGACTTCCGCCTTACCAGCCATGATGTAATGCTGCTTGCCGCGCTTAACGATGCGCCATTGCGCCGACCATATTCTCATATCGCTTTCGGTGGGGGCTTTGAATGTCATTAGGCCGCCTCCGCTTCTTCTTCTTCTTCTTCGATGTAATGGCCCGCAATCTCGCGCCAATTAACATCAGACAGGAACGCAAGCGCATAGTCGCGGGCAAAGCCGGGTTCGCTGCTTTGTTCAATGACTTCCTCAGCGTATTCCCTGAACTCTTGCCCAAGCTGATAAGCATCAATGCCGGGGCGGGCTTCCGTCCCGTCGAACATCTCAAGATTGACGCGCCATGTCTCATAGTTCGTCCAACCGTTGTATGACATTGTGTGTTTCCTTTGTTTGGCTTGGCGGGTTAAGAATGGGCAGAAATAGAAGCGCGGGGCTTGGCTTTGCAAGCGGTCAGGTAATCCTGAACAAAGCTCACAAGGTCGTTATATTGACCCCATGCGTTTTCGTTATCGTACCGCTTGAAGCCGTCAGGATCAGACTTGAGCAGCTTGAGCGCGGTCTTGAGTGGCTTGATTAGCTGTCGGGCTTTGGTAATGCCTAATTCTTCTGGATGCCATATATGCTGATATATGCCAGCAGCAGCGGCCATAGCGGTCAGGTTGTGTGTGATGTTGGCGCTGAATACTGTTGTGGGCGCGTTGGCGGTCAGTGTGATGTCTAGGCTCATAGTTTGGTTTCCTTTGGTTAGCTTGGCGGGTTAGATTGAGAGATATGCGAGATCAGGTCCAAGGAACCATTTGATCTGGCGCGTGGTATAACCCGCCGCCTTGCAAGCGATAGCAAAGCCCTTGGCATGGCCCCAATAGCTATTGTGGGGGCCGAATTGCTTGACCATGTTGGGGCCTGTTTCCATCCAGATTTGAGATAGAGCGGCGGCTAGGGTGATGTCTTTGGGCATTGGCTTGATCCTTTTGTGTGGCTTGGCGGGTGTGTTGTTGCACGTCATTGCATAGAGCGCAAGGGGGGCTGTTAGGCCCCCCAAGCTAGGCTAGACCATCTCGCATTCGTGTATTGGGCAGATAGGCCGCCCACGGTCTAGGGTGCTTTGGCTTGCCCGCACGATATAGGGCGCACCTTCTGCTAGGCATTCGGGGCATTCGCATTTGATAAGGCGGGTGGCCTGTTTCTTAGCGGCATTGCTGGCGTTTAGGGTTTCGTGCGGATATTCCCCAAATGATTGTCGCGCAAACCATGCCTTGAAGGCTGGGCCGGGGGTTGTGCTGGTCATCTTGCCTTCAAGGCCTATGGCGGTGGCGCAGCGTTTAAATGCCGCGCCGTGTCCTGCCTTGAGCCCCACAGTGGCGTGAACCAGTTCATGGGCTAGGGTTTCGGTGACGGTGAGCGGGTCCGCTAGGGCCGGGGATATGAATATCTCAAATTGCTTCCCATCGCTTGCTGCATCGGACCAGCATTCGCCGATCCGGCGCTTTTTGCGGGCTGTGGCTGACTTGCTAGGCCAGCCGCATGTTGAACGCACGTTATCGGGGATGGTGAAGCCTTGCGCCGTGAAATGCTGGCGCAGGGCGGTGGTAGCGTTATAGAGCCATTGTTCGCGGTTAGTCATGTTAATAGCCTCCCATGCCACGAAAGCGGGGGTTTGCATCGCACCATGCCTGAGCCTCAGCCTGAGTGGCGAAAGGCTTGCGGCCTAGGCCGGTGGTGCCGTCATCGTGCGAGACTGTCCAGCCTACTGTCACCAGCACGGCTGTGTCCGGCTTCCATGATGTAAAGGGGCTGAAATTGGTCCCTGAGACGGGATCGTGATAGTGACGGGCGGGGATAGGGTGTGACATGGCGGTTATCCTTTTGGCGGTTTCGGGGCTGTCATTCCGTCCCGTATAAGCCCCCGCCGGGCGGGGCAGGGGCATAGGCTGGAAGGCTAGATAGACGCCGCAACGACGTCCCAGTAATCGCCTGCAGCGCAGCGAGCGTCACTGGTAACAGCCTTGCGGATATCGGCGGCGCTATCAACGTTTACTTGGATTTCAAACGAACCGCGAAAGGCATGGGCGCTGGTGGCGCGGCGGGCGGGGAAGCGAATTGTAAAGGTCATGGTAATACTCCCTTGGTTGCTTGGCCCTGCCTGTATGCCACCATGTTGCGCGTGGCGCAAGGCTTAATGCGTTTACACGGGTGCGGCAGGGTGTCGCAGTGGTGGGAAATAGATAATCGTGAAATTTCTGGCCCGCCCCACGCCCGCCCGGAAGCTGGACAAACCATGTCCGGGGCATTTGTCCGGGTGCGTACGCACAATGTTCTCATAAAATGGCTAGGGTTTGTCGGGTTTGTCCGGGTTTGTCCAGCACCTGATTTCTTGCCGGACACGACAGCCACACCCCATGTAATGGGGTGGCTGGCCGGGTGGCTGGCTGGCTGGCTGGCTGTTTGGGATAGGGTAAGGCGGGGGGCATGCCCCGCTCGCGTTCATACCATGACCCCGCAAGCCATGCGCTAGGCGCGGGGCTAGCAATGCGCCATCCAGCCATGCGCTAGGCGCATAGCTCCCCATGCGCCGGGATTGTACCCATGTTGCGCGGGACAACATCGCTGGTCGATTCCAAAATATTCTTCGACGGGGTGGGGTCGATATAGACATAGGCCCCCCCCACAAATCCGGCAGCCCTAGCCGACCTTGTCCTGCCCGCACCCAAAATTTGCCGGAAATTCCAAAACGAAGCCTTGCCCTACCCGCCATATTGACCCGGCGGTCAAATCTGCCCATAATCCGGGAGGATTCACCTAAATCTGGTGCTATATGCCTTCAACATCGGACAAACAGCGTCGATTCATGGCTGCTGCGGCCCATAACCCCAAATTCGCTAAGAAAGCGGGCATTCCCACGAAGGTCGCCAAGGAATACAACCAAGCTGATAAAGGCCCTAAGCTGGCCAAAGCCATGAAAAACATGACACGGGACGACACATGAGCAAGGGCGCGTTCAAAAAGGGCAACACTGCCAGCCGGGGCGGCGGGCGTCCCAAAGGCTCCAAATGCAAGTCCACAATGAAAGCCCGCGAGATGATTGCGAGCTTTGTTGATGGCAATGCGGCCCGTCTAAACGAATGGCTGGAGGAAGTTTACCAGCAGGACGGCCCCCGCGCGGCGTTTAACTGCTTTTCCGACCTGATTGAGTACCATGTGCCAAAGCTGGCACGGAATGAAGTAACCGGCCCTGACGAAGGCCCAGTTGAATTGGTCATTTCGTGGCAAGAAAAGAAATAAGCATAGAATACCAGCCTCGGGATGCGTTCATGCCATTCCACAACCGCGCCCAGCGGTGGGCTTGCCTTGTGGCCCATCGTCGGGCTGGCAAGACGGTTGCGGCGGTTAATGATTTGATCCGCGCGGCGGTCACATGCAAGACGCCAAACCCGCAATTTGCCTATATTGCCCCGTTTCGCAGTCAGGCCAAGAGCGTGGCATGGGACTATCTCAAGCGTTTTAGCAAGCCAATCACGAAAGCCGCCAATGAAGCCGAATTGCAGATTGATCTCATCAACGGGGCGCGTATTCGGCTCTTTGGCGCTGATAACGCTGATGCCATG